TAAAACCGCTTATACAAAGAACCGCTATATGTGAAGCTGAGTTTTATCGGAGTGCCCTTTCCCCAGCCTGGAAGAGAATCAGTAAGGCCTGGGATATACTCTCCCCCTGCATTATTCAAGGTTAGATTCATCACGCCGGTATCTGCAATAAAGGTGGTTGGGTCGTTGTCCATCATTCCCCAATTCCCGGTAATGTTTCCAATCACATCAGAGGTTAGGTCAACCCAGGGACCCCACCTGCAATCATCCAGATGTATGATGCCGTATGTACCGGCGTCTATTGACGCGATGGCTCCAAACTGTACGCCGTCCACGCTTCTCGTATCGTTGTCTAATCCGGTTTTGGAAAGATATAAAGCTTCATCAACGTAGAACTTATAAAACCCATCGTCAGCTCCATCAGCAGAAGATATTTGAGTAACAAGCCTAATCTTATGCGGGGCATCTGTTACGATTGCCCCGTTAGCAGACATAGTGCTTCCCCCGTCCCCTCCATAATAGACGGTGAACAAATAACCCGAAGCCGTGTATTTGAAATAAACAGCGTCTACTCCGTTAAGCATAACTCGGAAAGACTCGTTCACTCCCATAGTGATAGTGTTGGGGTCAAACTCACACTCAGAAGTTACAGAAGTTTCAGCGGTAGGGTCTGTGAAACTCCCATACCTTGCTGTCGCATCCATGACAGGAATAGCCATGCCGTAAGCGCCAGTATAGGCGGCAAGTTTGTCAGCCATCGGAGCGCCTATGGGGTCAATCTTGATGGTGTCCATGCGGAAGTTCCCGGCAAAGGTTGTTGAATTGGTATAGCCCATACCAAAACGTGCGGTATCCCAATCTTTTGTGTCGTTATCGCATCCTGTTTGGCTTGCTACTAAAGCATCGCCTAAATATAGCCTCAAATATCCATCGTCGTTTCCTGCCCCAGAAGATACCGCAAACATCAGTTTTATGTTTTGATAATCGTTAACAAGGTCTACGTAAGTTCCTCTTATAACTGCTCCTGCATCATCTCTATAAGTGCTTCTAATCTGCATCGTACCAGCATTATTCTTTATCTGTAAATTTATCTGTGCTTGGGGAGTACCATCAATCATATCCATCAGCGTTATAACTTTAGTACTCTGTATTGCAACTGTATTCGGGTTAAACCAAAGAGATACAACTCCGCTAGTTTGATTAGGAGCACTTGCATCCATCTCACCAAAAGCTACGTTATTATCATTAAAGGAAATCTGTATTCCAGTTACACCGTCATGTGCAGCGGCGGCAAAATCATACATATTGTTATCGGCGTCTGTGGTCCTATCAAAATCGCCAACGGCGTTTACTTCTTTATCCCAAGCAGGAGTTGTTGAATCAAATTCATCCAGAGTGCCGTCTTCAAACTTGGCGTTTTGATCCGCTATTGCTGATCCTGAAAGATTAGCTTCAATTCTGTAGGTTGAGGTTACGGCCATTAGTCTTGTCCCTGAAGAACTGCATCCCGGAGCATCCGGGTTAGTTTGACATAATCAATGCCCTGGCCTGAAGACATATTATTGATCGCTCCCGCTATGTCTGTATTTCCTGTATTCGCAGGGGCTGCGGCAATGTTACTGGTTACTTCCTGTGTGACGCCAATAGGAACGCTTGCGAAATCTCCGATACCGCCAGCCATTCCAAGCATCATGTTTTCACCGATTCCAGCAAATAACTGAGATGGTGAGTGAATCCCCAAAAAATTCTTAGCCGCATTGAAAGCTGATCTGGCTGCATTTACAGCGGCGTTTTTTATGAATCTTAAACCGTTCGTGATTCCTTTTGCAACTCCCCTCAATATCGCCATGCCGATTTCCTGCCAGCTCATATTCTTTAGATTGGTAATGATCTGTTTTATTTTTCCAACCATTTCTTGGACCTTATCCCTGATCCCACCCCAGTTCTTTGTCCAGGCTTCATAAACAAGATAAGCTACCCCTGCCACCGCTAACATTATTGCAATCACTGGAAGCATAGGGACCAGGGCAGCCCAGGCAGCGGTTGCAACTGAGATACCAAAGGCTAAAACAGCCACGCCCATTGCAGCCAGGACCCCAACTACAACGCCTTTATTCTCACTCAGCCATCCGGTAAACGTGCGGAAATTCTCAATCCAGATAGGTACTTTTTCCCCAAGGTAATCTCCAAGCCTTGTTACGCCGGCAATCACACCCTCCAAGAACTCAGCAAATTCAGGGCTGGCAGCGATATCTTTGATCACCCCGGCAATTGTTTCCAGCGCAGGAGTTAATCCCGCACCAACCGCAGCTTTAGTATCTTCCATTATTGCCGCTAATTGGCGTTGAGAGTTTGCCAGGCCGTCAGAAGTATTCTGGAAATCCCCGGCATATTTATCGGTCTGATCGTAAACAAGGGCAAGAGCTGCCTGAGCTTTGGCGGCATCGTTTATTTCACCATTCGCATCAGCGAGCCCCATTTCCATGGCTTTGGCATTTATCATGGCTTGGTTCATCTTCACACCGAATTGTTCCAGGGGATTAAATTCACCTTTGATCGCAGACTGAATTGCTCCAAAAGCCTGATCAACATCTGTATTAAAGATAGACGCCATATCAGACGCCCGTTCCATAAGACTGATCGTTTCCCCAACCAGTTCTTCTTCAGCTACACCAACATTCCCAAGCATTGCCCCCATTTCAGCAGACATTTGACTAAACGCCCGGTTGGATAAACCAACAGAAGTAGCGGCGCTTTTCCCATAAGCCAGTATTTCTTCAGATCCTTTCTCAAATACAACATTCACAGCATTGATCGATTCTGCAAGGTCTGTGGCCGGGGCAATTGTAGAGGCCAGAGCAGCAGCTCCTGCACCAATACCAACAGCAATCCCGGCAGTGATGCCCATTCCAACCTTGGAAAGGTTATCAAAAGTGCCTTCTAAGTGCTTGGTTTTCTTTTCAGCTGCGTCCATCCCTTTATCAAAGGGTCCAGATTCAACTCCAAGAGAAACAAGCAATTTCTTTAGTGTTCCTGCTGCCATAATTATTCCTTATCCCTGAGATCAGCGCCGCCCAAGGCGATGGTATACATTTCTGCAAACTGTATCTGTTCTGCTCCGGTTTGTGGTTCCTTCTTTCCCATACTTGGCATGAAGTCTGATACTTCATAAGCCCTTTGGCTTTTTGCCCGGTTCACATTCGCAACCGTTGACGCTGTTATCGCGTGCCCTACATAACCCGCTTCTGCCCCAAAAGGTTCGAGTTGCGAGAACGCCATCCATTCGGTTAGTTCCCGGCTAGATATTCGCCCAAGCAACTCGTTAACAGTCATGCCCAAATGCCCGGCTAGTCTGAAGCAGAATCGTCGAAAGGGCTTTCTTCCAACCCCTCCGAAAGTTCATTTAAATCATCATCTGTTAAACCCGATAACCTTTGTGCAACCTTGAAAACTCTCTGCAGGGCCGCTGCGCTTTTATTACTAAGCTCTTTGACATCAGCCTGAGTAAACAGCTTCTTGCCATCTACATCACAGAGAGTTTCTTTACAAAGCTTGGCCCTCATATCAGCCAGGTTAAGTTTTTGGTTACTCTTACCATCCACCATTATGATGCTGGTTTCAAATCGATCACGTTCAGATCCGGTCATTCCCTTTACATAAACGTCACCGCCCCACTCAGGCACCGGCACTGATTCAATCTGGACATCATCAGCCTGCAGGATATCATCACGATTCAATACATTTGCACTCATTTAATCCTCCTGTGGATACTTATTACACTAAGGTTGGCTGTCCAGTCAGTTTGAATTTGGCAGTAGCGGTCAAAGCCCCACCTACTGGTCCGGCTGGTTCGAATCCAACTACTAAGGCATTAAAAGTCCAGGTAGTCGTTGCGGCATCCGGGAACACCAGCGTGAATTCAATTGCTGTTTTTTGTACCAGGTCATAAGTCAAACCACCAGCTGCATACTTATGGGTGGCGTTGGCTGGGTCAAATTCTAAATCTAAGGTTATTTCTCCCGATCTGAGAATTGTCCCAACTACTTCCTCCCACCCCCCGGTGGAATCGTGACTGGTTACGTCTTCCGTATCCAGGGATAAACCCGGGCCAGAGATATTCGTAACCTGGGCGTATTCTGTCCCGCCTTTATTTAATGAAATTCCAAATGCTGCATATTTTGCCATGACTTTACTCCCTTATGCTAATAGTGGCTGTCCAGTTATTTTTGCTTTTACGGTTGCTGTCAGAGCCCCACCAACGGGACCTGAAGGCTCAAAGCCTGTTACATATCCCGAGAATTCCCATTCGGTATC